AAAAAAATATGGACGAGGTACTGTTGACACTGATACTGGTGAATTTCTACCTATAGAGTAACTTTACGGTAACTTCAGTCTATTTATATATGTAGTTGACAACTGTACGATCTTTTGTTTTTTTAGGCTACTTTAATATATTTATAAGAGTACTCAATAATATAATTTTCACAACATGGCAGAAACATTAATCTCCGCAGGTGTATTAGCAAGAGAAAACGATATTTCTTTTATCGCACCAGCAGCACTAGAAGCAGGAGCAGCTATCATTGGACCAACTGTAAAAGGCCCAGTAGAAGAACCTACGCTAGTAACTTCATATGGAGAATATCAAAGAATTTTTGGAACTACTTTTACGTCTGGATCAACTAAACAAGAATTTTTAACTTCATTAGCAGTAAAGTCATACTTTGGACAGGGAGGAAATTCAGTTCTTGTTGCAAGAGTTGTGACAGGCTCATTCACAGCAGCTAGTAATTCAACAATTGCAGCAGCTACAGGTAGTATCACAGACCCGTTCACCCTTACCACACTAGGTAAAGGAGCATTGTATAACAATTCAGGATCTCAAACAGCAGATGGATCTTTACCATTAGGTACAGATGATAACGTAAGATATGAGATTACGAATGTAAATAATGCAAAAGGGACTTTTAGTCTATTAGTTAGACAAGGAGACGACCAAACAAAAAATAAAATCATTCTTGAAACGTTTAATGATTTATCATTAGATCCTAATTCAGCTGATTATATTGAATCTAGAATTGGTAACCAAACAAAATCAGTAGGTACTGATGGTTCATCAAAATTCATTTCTGTAAGTGGTGAGTACGTAAATAAATCTAAATATATTAGCGTTAGTGCAGTTAACAATCCTACATTAAATTACCTTGATAATGACGGTAATGTAAGAGTTGGTAGTGCATCTGGATCTTTACCAATTGCACAATCTGGTTCATTTGCAGGAGCAGCAGGAGAGAATGTAGTAGGAGGAGATAATTACTTTAGTAATATAAATGTAAGATCACAAGGTCTAACAACAGGTAATTATTCTGATATGATTTCAGTATTAGAAAACAAAGATGAGTATGTATTTAACATTATATCTACTCCAGGATTGACTTACAGAGATCACAGCACTACTTTAGATTCAATTATTTCATTAGCTGAAACGAGAGGTGATGCTATTGCAGTAGTTGACTTAGAAAGATATGGAGTAGGAGTTTCTGACGTAACTGGAAGAGCTGCTAACCTTAATTCATCATACGCAGCATCATATTGGCCTTATTTACAAATGCAGTCTGGAACAGGTAAAAATGAATTCGTACCTGCATCAGTAGTAATACCAGGAGTATATGCATTTACAGATGGAGCAGCAGCACCATGGTTTGCACCAGCAGGTTTAACAAGAGGAGGTATTCCTAACGTTATTCAAGCAGAAAGAAAGCTTACAAGATCTCAAAGAGATTCATTATACAATGCTAACGTTAACCCAATTGCTACATTCCCAGGAAGTGGAATATCAGTATTTGGTCAGAAGACGTTACAGAAAAAACCATCTGCTCTAGATAGAGTAAATGTACGTAGATTATTAATCGAATTGAAAAAATTCGTTGGTGATGTATCAAGAACATTAGTATTTGAGCAAAACACAAATGTCACTAGAAATAGATTCCTAGCTCAAGTTAACCCTTACCTAACATCAGTTGTAGAGCAACAAGGTCTTTACGCTTATAGAGTGGTAATGGATGACACTAATAATACAGCAGACGTAATCGATCGTAATCAATTGATTGGTCAAATATTTATACAACCTGCTAAGACAGTAGAATTTGTAGTATTAGACTTTACAATTGAGCCAACAGGAGCGACATTTGGAGCGTAAATTAAATTATAGATATTTATAATAAAGAAATAAAATGGCAGTAGTAGATCCTAACGAAATAATGTTCAGAGCTTTCGAACCGAAAGTGCAAAATAGATTCTTAATGTTTGTAGACGGTATTCCATCGTTTATGATAAGAACAGCAGCCGGTCCGAATTTTACTGACAACAGCATCAAACTAGACCACATGAATACTTACCGTAAGATTAGAGGTAAGAGAGAATGGGGCGATATCGAAATGACTTTATATGATCCAATCACACCATCTGGTGCACAGTCAGTAATGGATTGGGCAAGATTGTCATACGAATCAGTAACCGGAAGAGCTGGTTATTCAGATTTTTATAAAAAAGATCTTACACTACAAGTTTTAGGACCTGTAGGTGATATAGTAAGTGAGTGGGTGATCAAAGGAGCATTCATCACTGATATGGATCAAGGAGGATTTGATTGGGCAACAGACGAAACAGTTGAGCTATCAATTACAGTTGCAATGGATTATTGCGTACTTAACTTCTAAACTGCTACACTACAT